CTTTATTATTCGCGCTCGGCATCTGCTATATTCTTAATTGCTTTAGTACCTTCCATAGCTGTCTGTAAGGCTTGTTGCTGGGCCATTTGTTGCGCTCTTTGTTGTCTAAGAGCATCTTTTTCTTCTGGTGAGCGTTGTAGTCTATCAGGCACACCATAGAGTGTTGCTGTTTCTTCTGCTACTCTGTCAAAGTCAACACAATCTAAAATATCTGGATTAACCTGTGATACAGGTATTAATGAACCAATCCATCTTTCAATAGCTGCAATTTCATTTAATCTTTGCGCTCTAGCTACCGGCCCGATAAATTTAACATTAACTTCGTTGCCTTGTAGGATTGCAGGTATCTCACCTAACGCGTTTTTCCTTAACATGATGTTAAAGACACGATTTAGAATTGGTTTAAGATATTCCATTTCCATGCGACCTAGTGTCGGCCCGATTAATCGTTGCATGAGTTCGAACCTGACTTGAACTTCTGTGGCCGTCATTTGTGGCCCTTGTTGCATCTGAAGTTGATCAGACATAAATATTTGTCTGATACTTGTGCGTAGGTCTTGTACTTTTAGTTGTGTAACATCGTAACGAGAGTTAGACAACAAAGGTCTTATTTTATCTATTAAGTCTGCTCTTATATAATTTTGTGCAGCAGGTGTTAGTTTTAATTTACCACCCACTCCTTCATCTGGTACTCCCAAAGGAGGGTCAATATCTTTTGCCCAAGCCTTTAGTTCTAATTCAACTGCTCTGTTTAAAGTTCTTATATCAGGGATTGCAGTAAACCCCGGACTTCTTGCATACTTCTCTCCAGATGCTTTTGACCATCTAGGAACGGCATAAGGAAATTCTTTATAACCGCCTTCTTCTAATAAGTGTTTTGTTTCTACTTCATAATAATAAGATGCAAAAGGCATATTCTTTTTAGCCTTACCTTTTTTATCTCTTGGTTCGACTACATGCAGAAATTCGTGCATTTCATCAGGCTTATCTTTCATTTTATCTCTTAACTTTTCAGATAGTTTATTTCTACCCCATTTAAGTTCTGCCTGTCTAGCTGTCCATTCAAATTTTCTAAATACAGTATCTACCATGCCATCTTGATTTTCAGCCGGATAAATATTAGATATGAAGAATGATTTAAACATAAGTCCATTAAATTGTTCTTGGCTACCCTGATTTTCTTCACAAAGCAAAGTAGCAATACCAACAGAACCCATGTCTAAATAATTCTCATGTGATTCTGAACGAAAGTTAGAATTGTTAATTGCAGCAAACATTTTCTCTGCTGCCATACCGCACCATTCTTTGACTTCCTGATCTTCTCTTAGTTCCTCATCTTCCACCTGAATACCAAACCATAATGCAGATGATGGAGTTAATGTTCCCTGAAGTGATGCGCCTAGTAATTCATTAGCATGTATAGCGGTTGAATCATATAGCTTAACAACTCTTGATTCACCTCTTGCTCTTTTAGTAGTTACTTCTGCTTTTCTAGGAAGGATGTAGTCAGCTATGCGCTGCCATCTTTCTTCCCAATTACCACGATTCTTTAGATTAGATAATCTTTTAAAATGGCTCAACTTACTTGTCCTAATAATGATCGTTTATTTATAGTTGCTTTACCTAATGTAACAGCCTTTTTATCTGTGGATGCAGATAATTTAGCGACTTTTGTTTTTTTACCACTATAACTAAATTGCTGTGATTCACTCAATTTAGAAAATTCATCTGCTGTATAAGTTGGTCTGTATGATCCTTTTGGATTGTAATGCCCTGATTTAACACCTTCTGCTTTATCAGCAGCAGCATCAGATACTTTCATTATTGTTCCTCTAGCATAAGTATCTCTACCCTTTTTATCTTTGCCTTTCGGCCCTAACATTCCTATACCCATAATATTATCCTAATAATGATCTTCTAGTTATAGTTGGTTCACCAAATGTTTGTTTTGGTTTTGGTTGAGATAATTGCGAAACCTTTTGTTGCGGAGTTATGCCTGTTAAACTTGCGTATGATTTTGGGTCTGTTTCTTTTACTTTATTTAACATTGTATCAAAAATACTTGTTCCTACTGGATGTGTTTTACCAGATACTTTATCTGTCCATGATTTTTTCATAAACAACATATCCATAATACCTATCATGCCACCAAATTGAGGCGCATTTTTATGCAGACCCATTACTTGATCTGATATAGTAAGACCTTGCGACTTTGCTCTTGATTGCAATTCATCAGGACTAAACCTTGCATTTGACATAATGTTATCCTAATAAAGTTTTAGTGTTTATAGTCTCGTCACTACCTAAACCTTGAGGAGAGGTAGCAATCGTTGATAGAAAACCTCTGTTTCGTCTTTTTTGTTCAGCAATAGTCTTGTTGGCTATACCTTCAGCATCTGAAGTAATCTTTTTTTGTGGTACTAATGGAGGTGTTTCAACTTTTGGTTTGCCACCAAATACACCTTTTATAGTGTCTGTTATTATTGCCATAACTATTCTCCGTAAGGGTCAAAATCATAATCTGCGGTTTCACTTCTTAATCTAACTTCTTCTGTTCTTGCAAAGCGTAAACTCTGCATGGCATATCTTGTAGCAGACATTAAGTCATCTCGTTCAGCCACAATCTTGCCATCTTTCCTGTGATACATTTGAAATTCCTCGAACCATAAAGGACAATTACTAAAGACTTTAAATCTTCCAGTTTGCATCCTTGTCATAATTTCAAATACACCCGGCTCTATTGAGTTACCACCCTGTCCTTCTTTCTGACCAGGAGCAGGGGGATTAGAAAACTTCTCGTAGTGCATGGGGATACCTTGCTTTCTGTATTGGTCAGCAAGGGTAACACCTGAAGTTTGTCCATCCTGTCTCATGCCATCGTGAGGCCACATGACAGGAATCCACTCTCCTCTGGTTTTAATTGCAGCACCATGAATGATTGGACTTTCCTTTCTCTCTCTGTATACGTCATAGACATAGGCTATGTCAGTATCAGGGTCTAGTGCAATCCATACTGCTGCTGTGGGGTGATCCCATCCAAAATCCAATCCACATATTTGTTTGTAATAGGAAGGAATTTTAAACGGCTCAATTCTTATATCATCAGGGGGAATAGGATAGACTAATCCTGAACCTAATACTGGTATTCCTCTTGATCTTAATTCTCTTTCGTGTGCCGGTAACGCACCTAATATTTGCTCTTTAGTATCTTTATCTAAATGAGGTGCATCATCCCAACTAGCTTGTACTAAGGCTTGTCCTTTTTTTATATCATGTAAGAAGTTTGATACTACATTAGTCACACCAGACTCAGGGGTAAATGTCATATAGACTAATCCACCTGTATCTGCGGTACGAGTTACCGCTTGTGAATAAATACTTTGGTCGGGTTCTTCATCTAACCATATTACATGTAACTTCTCAGCCATCCATTTCTGATAACCCATTTCATAAGCCTTAAAACCTACTCTTGATGTTCCACCTGAAACATGTCTGATAATGACCGAGTTAAATGCGTTTGGCACTCCTGGTTTTCTTGTGCTGTCCACTATGCAACTTTTGGGAATAGCTCCTGTGCCGAAAGACGATGGATCGTCTGGTTGGCCGAATAACTCTCGTTGGCATACATCCCTCGTTGTTTCATTCGACTCACCACCACACCAAGCTCTAATTGGTTCAGCAAACTTCTTTCCTTTCCACCAATCAGGGTATAGTCCTGTTAAGTGATAGGATAGTTCTACTGCGCCAGAGTAAGTCTTGCCTACTCTGTTTGCTGCCATGAGTAATCTCTGGTTATTCTTTTTACCGAGATTATGAAATCTTTTCTGATAGGGGTAAGGCTTATAGAAACTTAATTTATTATTATTCTTGTGTTCCTCTAATTGAGTGTGTAGTTCAACTAGCCTTTTCTTTTCTTCTATGGATAGCACTAATATATTCCTGAATATTAAGACCTACTGCTTTTTCCTTTGCTTTATGTTTCTCAAGACTTAATCTTTCTTTTATCCCTACTTCCCTTATTTCTAGCATATCTTTTGGAAGGTAGACATAGACAATAGACTCACAGTTAGGACAAGATAAATTTGTTACCATTTGGTATTCATCATCTTCATGTGATATGTCGTGGTCTCCCCCCCAAATTAATTCTGCGTTACAATGCCAACACTTCATTGACTTGTTCTATTATTTGACTCATTTAATTTGTATAGTAAGAGAATGAACTTTTGTCAACCTGTCTTTTTAGATTTTATATCCACTACCTTATCGTCTGTTACTTTAGTTTTAGCTTTTGCCATTAAAGCATTATATTCAGTTTCTATCTCTGAATTGTTCATATCATTAGTTGTGTAGGTAATATCAGATAACTGAGGCATTAATCTGCCGATCTGATTCTTTAAAGCATTAACCTGAGTAGCATTAGCTTCTATTTCGCCCAAAGCAATCTTAGCCTCTCTGTTGAGAAGTTTGGTTAGCCTGGTTGCAACTAAGCCTCTGGCATTATGAATCTGCCGGTTCGTTAGTTTTGGGTCTGCATCTTTCTTTGTAGCCATACATATTCCTTATGTTTCATTTATTCGTTTTTCTGCTAATTCAAAATATTTTATGTCTTTCTCTATTCCTATAAAATTTCTGTTCAAGTTCTTACAAGCAACACCTGTACTGCCTGAACCCATTGTAAAGTCTAAAACAGTATCGTTTTCGTTAGTATAGGTTTTGATTAAGTATTCTAGTAAAGGTACTGGCTTTTGTGTTGGGTGTACTGATTTTGTCTGGTAAGGAAATTCAAGATAATTTCTTGGGTAGTTAGTGTATTTTTGTATATACCCCTCGCTATTTGATGGTGTTGAATTTTTTCTAAATGGGCTGTTTTCTTTATTTGCTTTATTGCCTGACTTAGTTAGTTTATTTACCTCTATCAATCCTTGAGGATAGTATGTCATATTATTTTTATTTCCACTTGATGTTTTGCCAGTAGAAAAAACTGACACCACTTCCATTGTATTCATTGGTTTCAATTTTGCGTTCATAAACCCAGATGAACTATTTTTATTCCAACTCCAATCATATTTGAACATTTTTACATTACTCAATCTTAAATGAGAACTAAAAGGTTCTGTACCAAATAAGACTATCGCTTTATTATCTTTAATAACTCTTTTAAGTTCTTTCCACATTAAATCAAATGGAATAATAATATCCCACTTACAAGCTGTTGTTCCATAAGGCGGATCAGTTAAAATTAAATCTATTGAATTATCCTGTAACTTTGGCATTTCTTCCAAACAATCACCTAGTATTAATTTCATTCTTTATTAAAGTGATTTACGAATGACTTTCTCTGAAACTATACAACTTTTCAGAATTTCGTTGTTTCCCCCCTGCCCTTGATCATTCGTTACAGTTGATACAAGGTGTAGCGAGGTATCAGTTTCAGCTACTTTAA